AGCACGAAGGAACAAGCGCCGCTAAGAGCGGAGCGCATCCCGACCGAGCGACTGTTCCCCAACCCGTGGAACGTCAACGAGATGAGCCCCGAGATGTTCGGCAAGGAGCTGGCGTCCATCTCGGAGTTTGGCTTCGTGGTCCCGTTGCTGGTTCGCCCGCACCCCTGGGAGCCTGACGCCTACCAGATCATCGACGGTGAGCACCGCTGGCGGGCTGGCAAGGAGCTGGGGATGACCTCGTTCCCCGTCAGCATCATCGAGGTCGACGACGAGACTGCTCAGCAGCTCTCGATCGTCCTCAACGAGACTCGCGGCGCAGCCAACCAGCTGAAGCTCGCGAGTCTCGTTCGTTCTCTCGCGAGCCGCACCGACCCGGAACGCCTGGCCCGCGTCCTGCCCTTCAGCCGCGATCGCTTCGATGCGATGCTCGAGCGCCTGGACGAGACCAAGATCGACTTCGACGCGCTTCGAGAGAAGCGACAGGCCATGAGCGGTGAGGCTGGCTGGGTCGAGCGGGTCTTTCGCCTTCCCGCAGACTCGGCTACCGTTGTGGACGACGCACTCCGCAAGATCATGGAGGCCGAGCAGATCGACGAGCAGTGGCGAGCCCTGGAGCTGATGGCCGCTGACAGTCTCGCGAGTTGACATGGCGAAGAACCAGAAGCCGGTCCACGACTACGACACCATGAAGCACGAGTACCTGACGACCGATGTGTCGTTGCGGGGGCTCGCCGAGAAGCATGGTGCGTCGTTCTCCGCGGTCGCAGCCTATGCGCGCAGGCATGGCTGGGATGACGCTCGCGCGAGGTTCCGCGTCCTCCAGGAGGAGAAGAGCCTCGAGGTGTTCGCGGATCGGCGGGCGAAGAAGATCGCCGACATGGAGTCCGATGCTTTCGAGGTCATCCACGCCGCCATCCTCAAGATGGGCCTGGACATGGAAGACCGATGGGTCACCGACGAAGTCACCGGGGAACGTCGTTTCATCCAGGGGATGCAGATCACGCCCGAGGCGCTGACTCGCCTACTGGACAAGTACCTGGTGATGACGGGCAACGTCACCGATCGGAGGGCCAGCCTTGGTCTCAATGTCGCTGTCGGAACCGGGGAGCCTACCGGCATCCCCAGGGAAGTACTACGAGAACTTCGTGACCTCGCTGTCGCAAAGGGAGCTGGCGGCAAACCAGTGGGACAGTCTCCACTCCCTCGCATTGCGGGAGCTAAGCAGGTCAACTGACGACTGGACCGCCCCATGGGGCGAGACATACCGTCACATCGAAGGCATCGTCAACTTCGGCGAGTACGTCTTCCTCAACCGCCCCGCCAAGCACCACGCCAGGATGCTCGAGGCCACCTTCGAGGCCGTCTACCGGCGCGAGCACACCGTCATCCTGGAGCCGCGCGGCGCCGCCAAAACGACCTGGGACAACACCACCCTGGGTTCGTACCTCGCTGGCGAGTACAAGGACCTGCGCATCGGGCTCATCAGCAACACATCGGTCCAGGTGCGCGACTTCTCCAGGGCCATCCGCTGGACCCTCGAGTCCAACGATCGCTTCCGCGAGATCCATGGGGACTGCGTCAGCCCCACGAAGTGGACCGACCAGGAGTGGCTGCGCAAGGACTCCATCCTCCACGGCACCAAGGACGTCACGATGTACGCCCAGGGTGTGGGCGGCGCCATCATCAGCAAGCGCTTTGACATCGTCATCTGTGACGACATCCTCGACGAGGAGAACACGGCCACCCCAGAGGCCCGCGAGAAGGTCGAGAAATGGTTCTGGCAGACGCTCTACCCGTGCCTCGCGCCTGACGGGGTGTTCATCGTCATCGGGACACGCTGGGCGGAGGGCGACCTCTACGAGATGCTCACCACGCCCGTGAGTCGAGGCGGCAAGGGCTGGAAGCTGCACACACAGCCCGCCATCATCGACACGGGTGAAGAGCTCATCTCCTACTGGCCCGAGTACTGGCCCATGGAGCGGCTCGAAGAGGTCCGCCGCGATCTTGGCACGGCCATGTTCATGTGCGCCTACCAGAACGACATCCGCGGGTTGATGGAGGGCAACATCTTCCGCAGCGCGGACTGGCGTGCGGACGACTTCTACTTCGATGCCCTGCCACCCGATCGCAAGTACACCATCCGCATGGGCGTCGACCTCGCGTCCTCAGAGAAGCAACGTGCGGACTTCACGGCGCGAGCGACGGTCGCCGAGGATGACCATGGTGACTTCTGGATCATGTCCGTGTACCAGGACAAGCGCGAGTCTGGTCACGCCGAGTTCATCCGCGACGGGTGGCAGGTCTACCCGCAGATGGCCCTCGTGCGCGTCGAGAACCAGCAGTTCCAAAGCACCCTGGTGCAAGAGGTCATGGAGGACTACCCTTATATCCCGATCGAGGGCATCCGCAGTGATGTCGACAAGGTCACTCGCGCTCGCGCTGTCGCGGCGAAGTACGAGGCCGGGAAGATGCACCATCACATCTCGCTGAAAGGCGGCGACTACGAGATGCAATGCCTGTCGTTCCCCAAGGGGCACGACGACATGATCGACGCGGTCGGTTTCGCGATGGATCTTGGTGCGGGCGGCGGTCTTTCGTTCGCCGCAGCGCGGAGGTGACCTGATGACCGATGCACATGAAGTCTGGCGGGAGGTCGAGTTCCGCGACGGCGTCTCGGAGGTCCCCGCGTGGCTGGCCGATCTCATGGCTGGCCTGTCGACCCACACGATGACGAAGCAGGAAGCGATCAGTGCTGCAAACAAACAGATGATGCACCGCACGATCGAGAGCGCCTATGATGATGTCATCAAGGCGCACTTCGGAGGTCCGCGATGACGTTGATCAGAGCCGTCACAGACGGCCTGTTCGCGCGATCGCGGCAGACCGCGCCCACGCGCATCCCTCCGCAGTCACTGTCGGTCATCTACAACAACACCGACCGCTTCAAGCAGGGCAAGCCCAACTCCAAGCTGTTCAGGCACTGGGCCGAGCACTCCGAGTGGATCCGCGCCGCCATCAACATCCGCAAGACGCAGGTCAGCCAGGCCGAGTGGGTCATCGGGCCCTACGACCCGACCCAGTGGCACGACACCGCGCTCGCGGAGTACCTGACCAACCTGTTCCGCGGACCCAACCCCACGACGACATCGTTCCGCGGCTTCATCGAGCCCATCATCGAGGACATCCTCGTCCTGGACGCTGGCTGTATCGAGAAGGAGTTCCTGCTCAACGGCATGGTCGGGCGTCTCTGGCCCGTCGATGGTGCGACGATCAAGATCAGCACCATCTGGGACGGCGAGGACCCCGAGGAGCCACGCTACTTCTGGTATCCGGACCACCAGTTGCGGGCATCACTCACCAACCGCGAACTCATCTACATGATGGACAACCCTGCGACCTACCGCGTCGTGGGGTTGTCGCCACTCGAGACCCTGAAGCTCGCCATCGACAGTGAGCTCGGGGCCTCTTCGTATAACGACCGTCAGATGCGTGCCCCGACACCCGACGGCATGCTGGACCTCGGTGAGAACGCCCGCCCCGACCAGGTCGAGAAGTTCCGCAACTTCTGGCGGTCCGAGGTCGCTGGCATGGGCGCCCTGGCCATCGTCGGCGGGACCAAGGGCTCCAAGTTCCTGCAGTTCCGCCAGAACAACCGCGACATGCAGTTCCTGGAGTGGCAGGAGTACCTCGTCCGCAAGATCGCGGCCGTCATGAAGCTCTCGCCCCAGGACCTGATGCTGGAGCGCGACGTCAACCGCTCGACCTCTGAAGTCCAGCAGGAGAACACCGAGGACCGCGGCCTTCGCCCGTTCCTCGGCCTCACCGCCGACTACCTCACCAGGGAGGTCGTCTGGGATCCTGGCTTCGGAGGCGAGAAGAACAACCTGGCGTTCCAGTTCACCGCTCTCAACCTCAAGGAGAGCATGACTCGGGCCCAGATCAACCGTTACGCGGCAGGGGGTATCTCCTGGAAGACCCCCAACGAGGCGCGGCGGGATGATGGAAGACCGCCTATCGGCGACCCCAACGATGAGAGCAATCCCATGAACAAGATCCTGGTGAATGCATCGCGGGGGCTGGTGGCAGTCGAAGACGTCCCAACGGCGCGAGAGTACCTCGACGCCACAACGAAGCCCGCACCTACGAACGATGGGTCCCCTCCGTCCAAGACGAACAAAGGGACCGAACTTCCTCTCGTAGCCGAGGGCCTACCGGAGGATGAACAGACATGGTTGCCGCCCTTAGTGTCAGGGTCTATACCTCAAGCAACGCAGCCACCCAGTCTTCTGCTGTAACAGGTATCGACTTCATCAGCGCAGACAATGCGACGAACTCGCTGGCGAACCGCCAGACGTACCCGATCACCGTCGGGACCCGCAGCTACGAGAAGTGGCTGAAGCTCTACATCGACACCGCCCCCGCGAACGGAGTGACGAACTTCCAGATCTGGGGCGATGGCGCTGTGATGACGAGCACGTCGCTCTACTTCACCGCCAACTACGTCACAGGTGTGACCCCGGTCAACACGACATCGACGGTCGCCGCTACGGCGTTCACGTCGTACACGTCGAGCGCCAAGGCGACGTGGGACACGGTGTCCTACAGCGCCACCGGCTCGGTGACCAAGTACGCGGTGTTCCAGCTCGCCGTGGACTCCACGGCAGGGCCGGGGAACTGGACCCAGGAGACGATCTCGTACAGCTACGACGAGACCTGACCTGACAACCGAATAGGCGCGAGGGGCATGTCCGACGTGCCCCTCGCGCTGTACTATGTGCGCGATGTCGACCATCGTCATCTGCCCGACACGCGGCAGGCCCAAGAAGGCCCGCGAGGCGTACGATGCCTTCCTCGCCACGAAGTCCCTTGAGACCACCAAGATGGAGTTCGTCGTCGACCTCGATGACGCGGACTTCGATGCGTACGTCAAGGAACAGCTTCCCATCGTCAGCTACGAACACGAGGGTGGCGGCATGGGCCCGCCCGTCAACGCTGCGGCAGCTGACCTGGCCCCGCACTACGACATCACCGGGTTCGTCGGCGATGACCACCGCTTCCGTACGGTGGGCTGGGACGCCGCCATCGAAGAGGCGCTCATCGCTCCTGGCTTCGCATACGGCAACGACCTCATCCGCAACGACATCCCGACACAGGTCTTCATCAGCAGCAAGATCGTGCTGGCGCTCGGCTGGTTCTGCCTGCCTGGCGCGAAGCACCTCTATCTGGACAACACCTGGAGGGTCCTCGGAGAGGCGTCGGGGACCCTCCACTACCTCCCCGACGTCACCATCGAGCACGCGCACCCCTTCTTCGGACGAGGGGAGATGGATGACGGGTACGCCCGCGTGAACGCCCCGGCGATGTACCACCACGACAACGCCATCTTCCAGGAGTGGATGAACAGCGGGCAGGCCGAGAAGGACATCGAGACCATTCGCTCGGTAGTGCGGTGAACCTGGTATCGGCCTGCATCTCGACCTATGACCGCAATGACCTCCTGCTGGAGCGTTCGCTGGCCTCGGTACGCAGGCAGACCTACTCCGTCGCCGAGATCATCATCGTCAACGACGGCATGGGCGGAGAGAAGCTCGACGAGCTCGAGCAGCGGATCGAGGCTCTCGGGGACGGTCGCATCAGGCTGTTCACGATCCCGCGTCAGACGTACCCGGAGGACCCGCAGCAGCGCTGGTGCGTGCTGGGCATGAACGCCCGCAACTTCGCCCTGGACGTGGCGGAGGGAGACTGGGTCGCCCCACTCGATGATGATGACGAGTGGACCGATGACCACGTCGCCGTGCTGATGGCGACGCTGCAGCAGACCACTGCTGACTTCGCCTACGGCATCAGCCAGTACCACTGGCCCGATGGGCACTTCCAGCAGGCAGGCCGGTGGCCCCCTGGCATGGGGGCGTTCTGCGACGGGGCGCAGCTGTACCGCAACGGCCTGGGCTATCGCTACGACCCAGGATGCATCGGCCGCGGGCTTCCGGAGGACGGTGACCTGTGGACGCGCATGTGGGAGGGCGGGGTGAACTTCACGTTCGAGCCGCGCCTCGTCCACCACTACTACCCCTCACCGAGGTGATGGCCATGGACATGCTCATCTTCCTGGGCATCGTGTCCACGATCGTGTATGTGCTCTACCGCTCGGGGAGGAAGCGATGATCCCGGTCCTTGGCGTACCCATCCTGGTGCGCCCCGACCTCCTGCAGGAGATGCTGTCCTCCATCGACCACGAGGTCGGCACGATGGTCATCGTGGACAACGGCGACGTCATCCCCTACGACCAGGATCCGCGCATGACCGTCGTGCGCCCAGGGGCCAACCTGGGTGTCGCGGCCAGCTGGAACCACATCATCAAGATCACACCCGA